ATCAGAAAGGAGATTAAGAAAGCTATTGAGCCTTGTAGAGCTTATGATTTAGAAGAATCAGACTTTTAATTCTTATTATTTAGAGATGGAAAAAGATAAAAAAGAAAAGAAAACTGAAATATATTATCTTAAAGTTCCTACATTTAGGAGAACTGTTGAACTTCATATTGGTTGAGATAAAGAATATTTTGATAAAATGTTTTGAGAATATTGATATGATTATAATTTAACTACAGGTTTTTTCTGTTTTGATGATAAGAATAATAGTAATATTATGTGGCTAAAAGATTATTCAATATCTACTCTAGTACATGAATTATTCCATTGTGTAATATCTATATTAGACCAAATATGAGAAGATAGAGCTAATTGAGAAGCACCTGCATATATCTATGAAGAACTATTTACTAAAATATGGCATCACTGTTGAGATAAATTTAAGCTAGATAAAGAATTAGAGAAATACTTTTTTGAAGATTAGATTTATGATTTCTTGGCATCGGGAAATCATTGATGATTAGTTAGTTTTATATTATTTAATTATCCAGAATGGAAGAAAACAGATTTAAGATGTTGGAATTAAATTGAACTAAGTTTGTATTACCAATAGCAAAGGCAAGAGTATTAGAATACTTTTATTGTTCAGAAGAACAACCAACTTATGAAGAAGCAGAAAAAGAACTCTGAATTGTTAAGTCTTGTATATATCATCATATAAAGCAGTTAGAGAAAATATGATTATGTAAGATATGAAAGAGAGGTATAATTAAATGGACTTTAGAAGACTTTTAATTCTTATAAACACATAATGAACTATACTGAAATAGAAATGGAATGAATGAAAGAGATATTAAGAGAGAAAGAAGAAGAAATAAAAAAGCTGAATGAAAGAATCAGATTTTTAGAACGATGTTTAGATAACAAAGAAAAAGTTAATAAAAGTCTGAGAGAAGAACTACAAAGGTATAAAGATATGTGGGATGCAGGAGAAGATGCTATAGTAATCAATATTGATAAAGATTGAAAAGTTACTTGAAATACTAAACTATACACAGATTGTTAATTCAGATTTATTTTATTATTTTTAAAGAAAATGGTATGAAAACCTAAAACAAAGATAATAAAAAGACCTCAGAATACATTATGAGGTAAAGAGGTTAAAGCTAAGTATAAGATCAAAGAAGATTGAAAATTAGCAACATGAAGACCTACTAAAAGGACTCCTGAGGTTATAGACAAACTCCAAGAGGCTTTTCTATATAATTGTACTGAATCTGAAGCTTGTGCTTATGCTTGAATAGACCAAAGTACTCTTATTGACTGGAAGAAACAAGATGAGAAGTTTTCCAAGCGAGTAGAATGGGCTAAACAACAGTATGCTTTTGCTATTAAGAAAGCATCTTATACAAGAGCTACCAATACAAGAACTAAAGACAGTACAGAGATATTATTCAGAATAGATAAAAGATATAAAGAAGATAATAAAGATAATAATAATACAACGGTTACTATATTAGATATTGCTAGGATCATGCAAGAAAGGAGACTAGCAAAAGAAAAGGATTGAGAAGTAATAGAAAGTAGAGAAGATATACAAAAGTTAATAAAAAAGAAAGAATAGGCTTAAAAAGTAATGTTTTAAGCAATAAAAATACAACTGTATCTATTAAGAATATCTGTTAATACAAAGTTATAATTTATATTATAGCTTGTATTAATGCATAAGAATGAAAATTGATTGATTACATGGTTAAAACAGCCTAGTACATGGTGGAAGATTTGAGCTTTAGTATTTGCTTGAATCTCAATATATTATAATCTGAATTATAGAATTGTTGCTTTGGAAGAATTTAAGGCTGAAGTAAACATAGTTAAGATAGAGACTACTCTTGCAGAAATGCAGAGAGATATACAACGAATAAGAAATGATCTACAAAAGAATAGGTAGATTTTTTTATTTTTTTTTAAGAAATCATGCTAAAACAACTACGACAGAATAAAACATTTAGAGTATTTTGCTGGCAATTATTAGATGTTATTATCGTTTTCTTCATAACATGGCTAACGGGTATAGAATGAGAGTGGAAACTCATAGCTACCTGATTAGGTATACCAGTTTTCACTCTTATTTCAAAATATATCAATAAAGAGCTTATAGGAGATTTTTGAGTAGATAAGGATTTATCAAAGAATCAGTAATATGAAATGGATATTAAAGATTTTAATAATCATGATCGTGTTCTTAATTTTGATGGGAAGTTATATCGTTTGCAACAGTATGTAGATAAAACAGCAATGGATATACACCATCTTATCTGAAAGAAATACAGACACCAATATAATACTAATGCTGAATGTAATAAAGTTAAGATAAACCGTAGAAAACATATAGCATTAAATGCTTTCTTCTGAGATAAACAATCTCCTAGAGAACAGTTATTAGAAGTATTCAACTTAGTAAAGCCTGTATTAAGTAATTGAGTTAGAACAGAATTAAGTGTGATATTGAATCAGACTGATGATGATATGTTTTATACAGAAGATGTACTACATGGAAGAAACAAAAAGAAAAGAGTGGAGAGATGAGAACAATGTATGCAGGAATTGAATACAGATGAAAGAAAGTTGTAGAAAATGCTTGTTTATTGTTTTATGTTCTTACCAAGACAACAATGATAAAAACAAAGACTGAAATTGAGAGGGAGAATGAGATTAGATCACAGCTTGAAGATGTAACAAGAGAAATAGTAAATCTAAAAGATGCTATTGATGAATTAGATGAGGTCTCATACAACAGAACTTTCAAGAAGAAATGTTCAGAATTACAAGCTTTAGAAGCTGAAAGAAACAGACTTATAAATTTACTTAATACTATAGAATAATGACTTATGCACGAGATAATTGAGATGAATTTGCTTTTGGTACTAACAACACGAAGTTCACTATACCTAAAATAGAACATAACATATTCCCTAAGACTAATCAATGATTACAAGATGAAACAACCTCAGCTTGTACTATCTTTTGAGCATGGAATCAAATAATCAGACTTTTCTGATTAGATTTAACTATGGAAGAAGCAAACAAGGTATGATTAGAAATAGTTAAATACTGTACTCAATTCTGATATACAATAGGGTATTGATGGAGTACTCCTGATGCTCTAAATGCAGTATGTAAACGGTGGAATACTATCTGATATAATAGATACAATAAAGAAAAAATATTCTATGAAAAATTAGTATGGTGAGATGAAAGAATACAAGAAGCAAAAGATAAATGACACTTAATAGGATTCACTTATAACTTAAACCGAAATCAAGATAGATATAAGGGGCTTGTAGATAAAGATGAATATAAATGAGCTACATGACATAGATGTAATATTAAATCTCCTAATCTTACTAGAGCTACTTCATGACTAATAACTAAAGATGCTAAAGAATGAGTGCATGATAATTACTATATATGGACTAATGAATATTATATTAAAGATATTTGAAAGTATGTTTATAAGTGAGTTTATTGAAATTTCTATATAGTACTTCCTCAATCTTGTTTAGAGTGATCAGTAGAACAGGTAAAGCAAGAGATAAAAGAGATAAAAGCAGTTAATGCAACCATATGAGTGTTATCAACAACATGGTCAGACCTACCTGAAGAAATGCAAAATCTTGCATCAAGTTATGCTAATACCCTAAGAAATGCTTATTCTGAGGCTAGACCATTACAAGATAAAGATAAGAAAGTTCCACAATGATTAGTAGATATATTAAGTTATGAGTGGAAGTATTTTGATGAAGAAGATCAGAAAAAACTTGCTGAATTAGCATCACATTTAAGACAAAAATATTCAGTTTTATAATATAATTTTTTAACTAATGGCAAATATTCTCAATAGTCTAACAAAGACAGGCTTGAACTTAGTAACATCATGAATCTTAAAGAATTCATCAACCAATGTAAAGAATCCAACACAGAGTATCAATAATTGAGTAACAAAGAACCAATATATGAGTGTTAATCCGAAGTATGCAAATACTAATACAAAGACTACAACACCAGTAAGTACTCCAGTACAAACACCAGTACAAACTACAGCACCAATGACACAGAACCCAGCATATGCAAATAATCAGAATTCTTCTAGATTTATTTGATTTCAGAACACCTGAGTTCAAAACCAAATAACTCAGAATACCAAAGATGCACTAAACGGTAAAACAATACAGAATAATATACAGAAGATTGAGAATAATAAAGCCTCTAAAAAGACTATATATATACCAACACAAAAAGAACAGATTCAGAATTTTAATAAGAATGAAGAACAAAAGTATAAGATTAATCAGCAGACTGTTAAAGATTTGCAAGCTGATATGTATAAGAATAAATGACCTCTAAATGAACAACAATTAAGGACTTATTATAGTGAATATGCTGATAAGATAGATGAAATTATGGATTTACAGAATAATCTCCGACCAATAGTTAGAAATTGAGAGTATGTTGATGATGCACAAATTACTCAATACTATAAAGATGTATTACCTGAGCAACAAAAATCTAAAGCTGATGAAAAGAATGCTGATTTAAACATTAAAGTATTATCAGCATGATTAAAAGGTACTAAAAACAGATTACAATATATAGCACAACATAATTCTGATGTACTTTCAGATCAGTGAAAGCAATATCTTCAAGAATTGATAGATTTTTCTGATTTACCAGCATGGATTAAGAAGAATTACAACATTAAATGAAGTAAAGAAGAATGAGACATCCTTATCTATGCACTACAAGACCCTGAAATACAAGAAAAACTTTCTAATCTTCAGAATTATAATCTAACTGATTTAGATAAAGCTACAATAAATTCATGATGATCAGCTTCAAAGGTTATTGATGCAATGAGTGCTTTTCAAAGGTCATTAAAAACAGCTTCAGATACATATCAACAATATGTACAAGCTCCAGTTAATCAAACAGTAGATACAGTTACTAATACAGCAACAGATTATTTAAATAATAATCCTAATGCTAATCAAATAGCTAATTTAACTATGTTATGAAATGCTAGACAAAAGATTCAATTACTATGATGAACAGCGAAAGCTCCTTTTAATATGGTTTGATGAGCTTTACAATGAACTAGCGATGTAACAACAGCTTATGATAGAATGTCTACAAGACAAGAAGCAAATAGCCAAGAATTATGAGAAGATGTAAACAATGCACTATACGGATGAATAAATGTTTGATTTAATGTATGAATGCCTTTAGTTACAGCTTTATTTAATATTGTATGAAATACTGATGAGTGAAAGCTTCTAATTGATAAAACATATTGAGAATTAAATAAGTGAATAGACTGAGTAATGAAGTCTGACACTATGAAAGATACAACATTATGAAAATTCTATGCACAATTAACACCTGAAGAACAAGAGAAATTTCAGTTCAATGCTACAATGTGAATTAGTGGTTTAGTAGGTAAATTAGCTAAAAAACCAGCAGAAAAAGCAGGAGTTAGAATAAGTGTTGCTAAAGATGCTATAGTAAATGCACTAGATAGAAGCAAATTAGCTTCTAAATTTCAAATATGGGTAGAAAAATGACTAGCAGATGAAAACGGTAAATTTCAACCTTGAGCAGTTAAAAGGATTGTTAAAGAATGAATATCAGAATTTTCTGATGCTATAAAAGAGAATTTTGACAGATATAACGAAGTAGTAGATGCTAGAGAATGAAAGTTTAAACCAGTAGATAATACTAACTTAGAAGATAAGAGAACTACTGGAGAAAAAGTTAAATCAGAAATAAAAAATACAGCTGAAGCTGTAAAGAATAAGGTTAGTGAAGTTAATGGTGTTATAAAAGAAAAATATACTAATCTCATCAAAAGAAAATCATGAAACCAAGAGCAACAATGACAGCAATGATTCAGTACAACATCAGAAAATGATAACTTAGTAAATCAATCTAATTCTACTCAAAATTTAGGAGAAATCAATACTAAACCACTCAATACAGCACAGTCTCAATTACTAGCTAATTACAACAGAATGAACCCTAAAGCTATTGATACTTTTGAGGAGAAATTCTGAGAACCATATACTCAATATCTTAGTGAAAGATGATTTACTAAGGCTTGAGAATCTAACTTAAACGATATGGTAACATATCAAAAAGACTTAATGGAGATAAAAGAGAACGCTCTTAATAAAATTGACTGAAAATTCAATGATGTAGCAGTATCTGATATGCTAGATGTGTTACAAGACTTCTATACAAAGACAAAAGATAGGAAGAATCTAGCTATAATTGAAAATCTACAAAACCAACACAATAATGGCTGATTATCTATGGCTGAGATAAATAAAGCAAGGAAAAAGTTCCAATATGATATTAGAACTAACTTTTTCAAAGACTGAAATTCTGAGAAAATACAGCTTGCTAATAACGTATATCTAGCAGTAAAAGATTTCTTAGATAAAACAGCTAAAGAAAACTGATTAGATTCATTGGATGAAATCAATAGAGAGATTATGAAAGTACAGCATATTATCTGATGAGTAACTTATAAGATGAGATGATCTAGTGCTAATAATACACTATGATTAACTGATTATATTACTCTTGCTAGTATGCTAAATAATCCAGCATGAATGGCAGTATTTTTATGAAAACAAGCGTTAAAAAGTAATGCTGTAAGAGATTTTGTATTAGAAAAAGCTATTGGTAGAAGATGAAACGCAAAGAACAGAATTACAGCTGATAAAATGGCTTCAGAATTAGATAGAATAGCTGAGATAAACGATGTTAAAGCAAGAAACAAAGCACTAGAACAGTTTTATAATACTTATATTAAACCAGTAAAAGAATTAAGTGAGTATTTTGATAATAGTGTAGCTGAATTTAAGAGACAATTCAACGAATCAGTAGAAGAATGAACACTAGATAATGCTTTACCTGATTTAAGAGAAGAAGATGTAAAATCAGGTAAAAAGAACCTTGTAACAAGCAAAAACCAAGTAACAATAGAAGTAGATGAAAAAGGTAATGCAAGGAGAAGATGAAGTATATGAGAAGCTGATAATAGATCAGAATTCAATAAGAAGTATTGATATGAAAAAACCAGTATTAAACCTTATGAATGATGAGAAGAAGTAACAACTACTGAACCTGAAGCTCCTAAGAGTGATACACCAAAAGAACCTGAGACTAAGAACGAAATCACTAAGAAAAAACCAAGAAAAAAGACTGAAAAGAAAAAGGATGAATGAAAGACAATAGTTCAGAAATATAAAGAAAAAACTAATGAGATGTATCAGTCTATCGACTGAGAGACTCCAGCTGAGGTAGAAGCTGAAGCTAGGGATTATATAATTGATAGATTGAATGATATTTGAATATACGATGATAATGCTATCGTAGATTTAGCTGTAACTTGAAGTCGTAGTAGATGAATTGCTAGACCTGATTCAGATTTAGATATTGTAGTAGAAATTAACGATGATTTATGAATGAGGGAAGATGATTTATTTGACATATTAAACGAAGATTCATCAGAAAACGGAAGATTAAGAATTAACTGAATTGATGTAGATATAAACCCTATAATAAAGAGTAAGACTTGAACTTTAGATTATTTCTTAGAGAAAGCTGAGGAATATTTAAGCAATAAAGCTAAACAAAATAAACCAGCTACTACCAAACCATCTGAAGAACCTAAGAAACCTGAAGTTAAAAAGAATAAAGAAGTTAAACCTAAGAATGAAGTAACGACTAAGCAACCAGTGAAAGAGATTAAAAATGTTACAAATGATGAAAAACTTACTAAAGAGCAATGAGAATTAAGTGCTGAAGAAATAAGATTAGAGGGGGAATATAAAGGAACTGAAAAGCAGATAAAAAATATGAAAGAACGAATTGAAGAACAAAAAAGTAAAGGTAAAGATACATCTTATGATGAGTGAGTTATTAAAGAAATGATAAGTAAAAATGAAGAAAGGAGAAATAGAATTGAAGAACTAAGACAAAGAATAGATGAATTAAGAGTAAAAAGATGATTTGAAAAGTCAGAACGAGAAAGGTTATGGGAAGAATCTAAGCCTGAGACTAAACTAGCTGAAGAACCTAAAACAGAGACTAAATCATATTTAAAATCTATTGTATGAGATGAGTATTATAATTGGTTAGAAGAACAAGTAGATATAATCAATAGATCAAGAAAATGAATTAAAGAACCAATAACTATTGATGATTTAGATATGGGTTCAAATATATATCTTGCTAAATTTGAGAAGATTCACAGAGAAAAGCTAAAAGCTATTCAAGATGAATTAAGTAAAATACCAATAGCAAATCTTGACTGAAGATTAACACCTAAACAGCAAAAGATATTAGAGAATGTAAAATCAAAAGAAGAAAAAGAAGCTCTATATAAGAAATGGAGAAAAGAAAGAATGGAGAAATGGGAGCTTAGTGATGAAGAACAGGCAAAAATTGAAGAACTTATGGAGAGAGCTAAAAAACTATATGAACAGAGAGAAGCATATTATAATTATGCTTTAGAATGGACTAAAAGAAAGAATGCTAAAGATGAAATAACTAATACTAAGAATGAAATCACAACACTAAAAGAAAAAGCAATAGCAAAAGAGGTATCTGATAATTTTTTAGAAAAAGTACAGCAAGATGATTTATTTAATATGCCTGAGACTGAAGACATAGAAGCAATAGATAACGAACTAACTAGAAGACAACAAGAAGACTTGAAGAATATGCCTGAGACTGAGGATGTGGAAGATATTGATAATAAACTAACAGCTAAAAAGGCTGAAGTAACTAACGAAACAATATCTAATCCTAACAAGGTCTACAAGACAGTATCAGATTTGTATAATAATTGAAAGAAAGAAATAACTAATGCTAACTGAGATAAGATAGAGATAACAGAAGTTATGAATACATCAGTTAAAAAGGTATATGATGTAAATATTAAACCAAAATTCTGAGCTGAGGGAACATTTATTGTTACAAAGATAGGATGAGAAGAAGCTAGTATTAGACTATCTTGAACTAAATTTAATGTTTGACAGTCTATGGTTAATAAATTACAAAGAATCCTAAACTGAGAAAATATAAGAGAAACATTACGTAGTAAAGCTAGTGAAGAAAAGCTAGAAGAAGAAAAACCATTAGAAGTTAAACCTGAAGATACAGTAGCAGGAAAGATTAAAAGAGAGAGACCAAAAGATCTAATTACTAATCCTAAAAGGAATCCAGTAAAGGAATTTACTAAAGATAAAGAGAACGCTGAAGAACTTAATAAGATGTTAAACGAAGAAGTTAAGTGGACTAATCCAGTAACTGAAGAAGATTTTAAAGGAACAGTATGAGACCTTATTCAATGGGCTATCGATAGTGATAAGGCTAAATTAGATAAGTTATGGGACTGAAAATACTGAGTTCTAGCGTTTGATGAATACTGAATTGGAACATTATTAGAAAAATGATGAAATGGTAGAACTGAATCAGGAATATTTAAGTTACCTAAGGAAATATGAGAATATTGAGAATGGTTACAGAATAATCCTGAATATAGAGCTGAAGAAACACGTCCTATGGGAATAAAAGATTATATTGAGGAAAGAAAATGAGAAGAAGATTTTGAAAAGAAAGGTACTAAAGAATTTGAGGAATGAGAATTCTCATTATTACCTGAAGAAGAATCAGTATATGCTGAGATGTCAAAGCCTAAAACAAGTGCTAAAAGAATTGCACCTGATAGAGTACCACGACAACAATTAACAGCTAAAGAATGAATCGATAATATGTTAGAATGAGTTAAAGCAATTTCTGATTATATTGATTTAAATAGTAGAATGTATTCTTTAAATGCTGATGAAAGAGCTAGATATTCAGAAGCTAAGAAAAAAGCTCAAGAATTCTTATATAGTCAGACTAAATGATTATGATTTAAGTCTACACGCTCTAAGCAAATTCAGACAATATGGAAAAATATAAGAACTTATAATTGATACCCTGAGGCTTCAAAAGTATCAAGTCTAGAAAGAATGGCAAAATCATTATATCAAGAGCAAGTAAAGAAAGATATTGGTAATGGTTATATGTACCCTAAAGAGATTATTGATGAAGTACCTTGAGCTTTAACAGCTAAAGAAAAGTATGAGGCTTATATTAAATGATGGAATACTTCTTTCTCTAAGGTAGATGAAAGAAAAGATACTTCATTAAGAGACACAATATGAGCTGACCTTAAGAGACAAGACTGAAAACCAACAACTCAAGAATTTAGAGACTATATAAGAACATGATTAACAAGATTCTGAAAAGCGTTATGAGTTGATGTTAAGAGACTGAATTCAGATTTATGACTTATTTACATAGATTTGAACCATAAGAATCCTTTCTTAAGAAAATGAGTAGCTTGAATGTATACACACGCTACTAGAAGTCTATCAGTAAACTGAGCTTGAGAAAAATACACTTTCAAAGATAAAGACTGAAATAACGTAACTAATACTGTTCAAACAACTCTAGCACATGAATTAACACACGCTCTAGACCATATTGTAAACTGGAGATTATTACCAAAGGATGTTAAGAAAAATCTAGATAAAAAAATGAACAGAATACCTGAATATATGGGTTCTAGTTACTGGCATAATCCAGCTGAAATCACAGCTAGAGCAGTAGAGGAATATGTAGCAATAAAAGAATGAGTATGAGATAGTTATTATGATAGATGAGCTTATTGGAATAAAGAGATATTTGAAAAAGAAGTAGCACCAGCAATAGAAAAGGCTTTTGCTGATAAACTATGAGACTACTATAAAGACCCTGAATCAATTAAGTATTCAATAATAAATGGTAAATCAGATTTAACTACTAAATCAGTTAAACAAGCAGTAGGTAATAAATGATGATTAAATGAAAAGCAGATTAACTATGTAGTAGACCAGTTAAAGAAGACAGGACTTGCTAAGGATGTTAAACTTGTAGAGAATGTTGATGAATTCTATAAGGAATTGAATGATAAGTGATACTTAGATGATACAAGACTCCAAAGTGTATGGCATGGTTCTTCAGCTGAATTCGATAAGTTCGATAGTTCTCATATGGGAGAATGAGAATGAGCTCAAGCACACGGTCGAGGACATTATGTAGCAGTAAATAAACAGACATGAGAACATTATGCAAATATGTGACATAGTAGTTATGAGTATGATGGGGTTCCGCTTGATAAATATAGGAAAGACCATCAGTATACTCCATTTGATGAAAGAGATGCAAAATCTATAGCAGAAGAAATGGCATTGAGTGATGTAGAGAATAATTGAAATTTGGATCTAAATGAGTTAAAAGAAGCTGTAAGAATCAACATTCATAATGCACAATATGAAAGCATTAGAGATAAATACATGGAGGTATTAGAGGCATTGGATAATATTGATGAGAGTAAAATAAAGAAAATACCATGAAGACATCTATACGAAGTAGAAATACCTGATCCTGTTAAAAAGAATACTCCTACAGAAAGGAACTATATAGAAGAATGAAAGAAATTAACAGAAAAACAATGGAATAAGTTTAGAGATGCAGTAGAAAAAGTAGATGATAGTAAGAAATATAAAATGAGCGACTGAACACCTGTAAATATAGATGGATACTATCCATGACAGTCAGACACTTATAGATTATATAGACAATTATCGCAGGTATTATGATGAGAAAAAGAAGCTAGTAAGTTCCTAGAAAGTCTATGATATGATTGAATACATTATTTCTGAGGCAGAGATTGAGAAGCATATGTAATATTTAATGATGATGCTCTTAATATTAAAAATCATATTCAATATCTTAAAGATTATAGATGAGACATATCTTGAGCTACTACTCCTGATGGTACTGTATACTTAATCAAAGACAACCTTAGAGGAGATACACCTACACATGAATTCTCACACCTATTGAGAAGTTATGCAAAAGAAAATAATCCTGAATTATTTAATGCTATTAACAAGATAGCTAAGGAAGCTCCTAAAGAACTTAAAGACTATGTTGAAAGAACATATTGAGAATTATCAGAAGATGCTTTCTTAGATGAAGTATTTGCATGGAGACAAGGTAAATATTCAGGAATAAAATCAGCTGAAAGATGGTATCAAAGAATGTGGGAGGCTATCAAGAGAGCATGGAACAGTATTAAATCTAAATTCTGAGATAAATACGCTAATCTTGATGTCTTCAAAGCATGGGAGAAGATGTGAAGTGAAGAATTGATGAAACAGGTTGATAAGGTACTAAAAGGCTGAAAAGAGGTAAAAAAAGAGCTGAAAAATGAAATTACTTCAAAAAAGTCTTGAATTAGGGACAATTCTGAGTATACTTCTAGTAATGAGACTAGAAGTCAGCAGGGAATTGCACCCGGTAGCTCAACTTCTAGTCTTTATTTTAAAGACTGGTTCTGAGATTGGGAAAAATGAGGTAAAAATGTAAGTAAAGTAGTTAATGCTGATTGAACACCTAAGGTAGTATATCACTGAACAGCCAATAAATTTAATGAATTTAAGCAGTTACCATGATATAGAGGTTGAGCATGATTATGAGTATTATGAGATTGATTCTATTTTACTGATAGCAAGAAAACAGCTAAGAGTTATTCAAAAGAGAAGACAAATAACCCATTAAAACTAATCTTTTGATGAAATATAATGGAAACATATTTGGACATTAAAAAACCATATGAATTAAAATATACACGGGATGCAGATATACCTTCTAAGAAAGACCTTAAAGCAAAATGATACGATTGAATAATAGCAGATATGCCTTCATGAGAGAAATATTATGTTGCTTTTGAACCAAATCAGATAAAATCAGCTACTGATAATGTATGAACTTATGATAAATGAAATCCTGATATAAGATTTCAAATAACCACTAAACCACAATTAGACCAATGAGAAGTAAAATGAGAAATGTATCATGTTACACCTGAAGAATTTGAAGACTTTAGAGAATGAGATACATATAATGGTATCGACTGGAATACAGCTTTCTGAACTTTTGTAACTGATGATAGAGTATTCTTAGATAATTTTAAAGAGGTAGCTGATAAACAAAGATGAGCGTTAAGAGGATGAAAAGAACGAAAGGAAAAACAAATTGATGTTGATGCTAAGAAAGTGATACTCCATCCTTATGATTTATGATGAGTATATTGATATGCTTGAGAATGAGGTAAATTATCAGAATCAATACTAATAGATTATTTAGAAAAAGTATGAAGATTTGATTTAGATACTCAGAAAAATTTGATAAGTCTAAAATTCCTTGATTTATGAGATGAAGAATTTGATTATGACAGTTACCCACGAAAAGACAGTTACACTAAGGAAGATATAGTTAATATGCCTTGAAATGTTTATTGATGAATGTTAGAAGCTAGATTTGAATGATGAGAAGATCAAAATGAGTTCTTGTTTTGAGAATATGCTAAAGAAGATGCTGAGAAGTTAAAAAAAGAATGATATGATGCTGTTAAGTTTTATGAATGAAATACAACAAGTTGACCTGCTTATTCGTATGCTCTATTCTATCCTAACAAATATAATAAAAGGAATGTAACAGCAAACGGTAAAAACGATATAACAAGTAAATAATAAAAGGGGAGTAGAAATACTCCCTTTTTTAAAATAAAGGCTTAAATAAGCCTTTTTCTTATTAAAAAAATACAACTGTATCTATTAGAAATAGTGTTTAATTTCTTTTACAGGATAAAACCTATTTTAGTTCCTAAACTCATAAAGAGAATGGAAAATGAAAACCAAGAGCTAAACTCACAAGAGAATGCTCAAAACCAAGAAGCAAGGACTTATACACAAGAGGAGTATGATGAATTGCTTAAAGAGAACTCAGCATTAAAAGAACAACAGAAAGCTAGTACAAAGGAAGCACAAAAGCTCCATTGGATTAGTGAAGTTGCTACAGATAATACTAAGTTCTTCAAGCTATATCGTTCAGACAAGAAACAAGCTGAAGCTGTTGCAAAACACTTCGGTTGGTCTGCATCAGATTTCTACAATGCTATTAAAGATAAGTATTGAGAAAGTGATAGCTGAATAGATATGGAAGATGTTGAAGCTAAAGCTGATGAAATTGCAGAAAAGAAATTTGCACTTAAAGAGCTTGATAGCTTCAAAAAAGAATACGGTATTGATTGAAAGTTTGAAAAAGTATGGAAAACAGAGTTTGACAATCTAATGGATTGAAAAAACCGAGTATCAGAAGAAGTACTTAAACAAGCTAAAAGAGCTTTCAAACTTTGTAAAGATACTGATGAGTTCCAAGATGAGTTGAATAAGTCTAATTCAAGACTAGCAGGTGCTTGAATCACTTGATCATCTAAAGCTGGTATTTCAGCATGAAGAGAAAAGTGACCATATGAAAGATGGAAAGAACAAGAAGCATCTAATTCAATATTCTCTCAATATGGAAAGAAAAAAGATTTTTAATTCTTTATTTATCAAAAAATGGCTTTTATAGAAAATAAACATTCAAGTGGTAAAGATAGAGAGTTCTTAACAGCTTCATCTACCACTATTGCTAAAGGAGATGCACTTGTATTCTCTAGTGGTTATTTAACTCCTGCTCAAGCTACTGACACATCAGCAAATCCTATCGTTATTGCTAGTGAAGATGTAACAACAGGATCAGGAGACCACAAAAAAATTCTAGGTGTTCTTGCAGACCCTACAATAGAATTTATCGCTGATTGTGATGATGCAACAGCACAATCTCAAGTATGAACTTCTGTTAAGTTCAAAGATAAAGCAACAGTTGATAACTGAACAGCTGGAGGTAATATCAAGATTCTTGCAATATTACCAGGTAAAAAAGCATTAGTAAAATTTGCTTAAACTATTTTATATGAATAATTAAATAGAAATGGTTGTAAAAACTAACGATTATTGGGATCAGCAAGCCCACTTAAAAATGATAGATGAAATTTATCAAGAGTCTATGAAAGAAAAGCTTGATGACTTAACACTTCTTAGAATCTTTGATGAAGAAACAAATAGTCATAGAAATGACACTATCATTATTGAAGAATGATTATCAGGAGTAAGTTATATTCCTGAAAACTCAGAATATCCTGATGCTGAACCAGGAGATTCAGACTCTTTCACTATGCAAAAATTCAAGTATGGTGCTAAGGTTTTGATTACTGAGGAAATGAAAAAATATAACGAAGTTGGTTCTATGAAAGAAAGAATCAGAAGTATCGTTGATGACTGAATGGAGAAAATTGAACAATCACTTGCTGATATTCTCCTTTACGGATTCTCAACTACTCCTTATACTGATGTATATGGAAAGACTATGGGAGCTGTAGGTCAAAAATGATTAGCTTTGTTTAACTCAACTGATAATAACATTATCAAAGTAGGTGCAACATCTAATCCTGCTTTATCTGTTCAAGCTCTTGATTCAGCTTATGTAATGTGAGCTACAAGAAAGAACACAAAAGGACAATACAAGTCAATTAAATATGATACATTGCTTGTATCTCCAGCTTTAAGAAGTCTAGCTGATACTTTAGTTAATTCTGATAGATTACCAGGAAGTTCAGACAATGCAGTAAACTTCAATAAAGGAAGATTTAAGGTTGTTGAATCTCCAAGATTATCTGAAAGATCAGATGGAACTGATACATCTGCTTATTGGTTCGTATTTGACTCTAAGAAGATTAAGAATCAACTTAAAGTTAAATGGGCTAAAAAACCTGAATTAAAAGCTGTTGGAGAAGTATTGTTTGATGCAAACGAAGTACATAGATTCTCTTACTGGTATTCAAGAGGTTTCTTGAACTACAACTTTATCGCTGGTTCTACTGGAGTTAATGCTGTAGCTAAACAAGGAATAGCTGTTGAAGTTGTAAATACAACAACTGCTCCAGTAAATACTAAAGAAGTTAGCTAATCCTAATATATAAGAGGAGGACAGCCTCCTCCTCTTTTCTTTTATATAATGTAAAATTATTGCCATGCTAGTATGACCTGATTGGAATAAATTATATGCAAAAGGACAATGCCTATATTATTGAGTTGCTTTTAGTGATGAACAATGGGCTGAACTTAATGCTCAAACTTCAGAAGCTAAAAAAGAAGAACTAATCAGAAAGTGGAGAGAAGAATATCTTTCAAAAAGAGATATTGTAACAGGTAAACTTAAAGAAGAAGTTAAAGCACCTGCTCCAGCTCCTGTTGAAGCTAAAGCTGAAGAACCAAAGGAAGAAAAAGCTGAAGAATCAATAGAAGATGTAAAACCAAGTAAAGCAAAGAAAGGTAAATAATTTTACCTTTCTCCCTTTTTATCAAATAATGCAGATAGTATGAATACCAAAAAAGAAATTGTAGATAAAATTTACAAAATTCTATGAGAAGACCAAACTTCTACCGTATTTGATAAAGAGTGAGAGGTTGTGCCTAAGATGAATGAAATCGTAGATAAAATTTGTAGATGCAATGTTACAAATATTCTAACACAAACTAAGATTAGAGGTTGAATCTTAGATTTTTTGTATGAAGAAAAAACAATAAGAATACCTGAGACAAAAAGACTTATGGAAGATATAGATGAAAATTCTACATCAATAACATTAGATAAACCTGATGATTTACCAGCTTCATGATATATTTCTATAGAATGAAATATTGTTAAGTATTGAGCGATAAATGACTGAGTTCTAAGTCAGCTTACTTGAATTAACTGATACCATAAAGCAGGTTCAACAGTATATTTTGCTTATCAGATGCCTAGTAAAGTATTAAAACCTGCAGATATATTTGATAATGAAAACCAAACATTATTAAGCTTTGTTGATTTCAGAGAGAATATCTGATTTAGAAGATGTTATACAATCAAGCCTCATAAATGAAAGAAAATAGCTGTATTCTACAATATAGATTCTCCTGTAATGATTTCATATTCAAAAAGACTAGATCCAATGGAGACAGATGATGATGAATGTTGATTACCTGATGATTACTGAATTAAGATTATTCCTAATTTAGTATGTTGAGAATTGTTGATTGATACCTCAGAAGTACAGAAAGGAGAAAGATTATTAAGTATATGATATGCAGAATTAGAAGATATGTATAGCTTTTATGCTACACCAACAAAGCAATTCAGAAAGAAGATTAAGGTTGCTCCAATGATAATTTGAGAAAGAGATGATTTTATTCCAAATGCTCAAACAATATGATAGAATGAATCCAAGTTCAAGCATTAAAAGCTCCTTTCTCTAAATGAGTTGTAATGGATAAAGGAGTACATTTGATGCCTGAACAATATACACCTTATGCAAAAAATATAAGAATAAAAAGCTGAACAACTACTAAAAGAAATTGATATGTAAGAGTCGTATCTAGTAATGATAATGAGCATTTTATTGATAACATGATTTCAGATTGAAGTAATTTATTTGCTCTTAGTGATAATAAACTCTATAAAGTTGATTTCAATTCAGCTTTAACAATGACTAGATATACAGAATCTACTTTTGATGATAATGTATATCTTTTAAGATACTGGAAATATTTATTATTTCTTAGTGAGAATACAGCTAAATGATATTATATAGATACTTCTTCTTGAACCTGAGGATCACTAACAATAACAGATAATGCTTATTTTAGGTTCTGAGATGTATTTAAACAACAGATTTATTTAGTTTGATGAGGAGCTAATAGTAATATTTTGTATGGTTCGAGAGCATGAACTTATGCTAGTCCAACAAATGTATTAGATTTTGATTGAGATTGAAGTCAAGCTACAATGTTTCAATCAAAGATTATGTGATTATCAGCAATGAGAGAACAATTATTTGTGTTTACTGAAAACACTATAGAAATCATGCAACAGTCAGATGCTGAATGATGAATTATAGCTGATTATTCAATAGCAATTGCAGGTTCTAACCAACCAGCAAATCCTAGAATGGTTGTTAAAGCTGATGATATGGTATTCTTCCGAACTAAAGAAAATCAGATGAAATCTCTTAATTATATGCAATGAGTAACTGAGACTGTTGTTTGAGATGTATCACATAGACAAAATCTATCTATCAAAGACTTTACTGATACATTAGATGAAGATCAGAGTACAAGTTTTTGATATTATAACAGAACAAATAAAACAGTACATTGGCATTTAAAACAAAGATGAGAGCCTATACCTAATATAGTATTGGTATATGATGTTAATACAGATTCATTTTTCTTTGATACAAATAAATACTTTAATTGTGTCGCAGAACACAAGAACAAATATTATTGAGGTTCTGCTTTTTGAGCTATTATCTATCAAGATGATATTTGACCTACAGATGATTGAGTTGCTATAGAACGAGAAAGAGATACAGCTTTATTCTCTGTTTGAAGTCCTGTTTATAGAAAAGAATTTAGAGAAGTTAATATATATTGAGAGAAAGATGATGATGTAGATATAAATGTATCAGTATTAGTTGATTGAAAGACAGTATTTGATTGAACTATACAAGCATCTTGAGGTTGAATGAGTGGTTATGCTTCAGAATCAATTGCATCAACACCAATAGCATTTGAGACAGAGAAAGCTCCAATAAAACCATTTGAGTATATTATAACTAGATGAAATCTAAGAGTAAGAGGTAAAAAGATACAAGTTATATTCAAATGAACATCTAATTGAGAGTTTTGTTTATCAGGTATGGAAGTATGATATAAAGACTTATACGATAACTATATGCAAGATAAAGCTAATCCAAACACATAATTTATATTCTATATAATAAGATGAGTATAAAAAACGCTATTACTAAGACTAAGAAAAAAATATGACAAATAGCTGATAAGAAATTACCAATTATATGAGATCCTAATCAAGAGATACCGTCTTACTGACTTCAAGCTTTTTCTCAAGGATTAGCTAATCAAGGTACATCTTGACCTGTAAGATGAATACTTGGTACTGCTTTATGAACAACCATAGGATTATGAGTTGATGCAGTAAACATACCTTATCAATGATTAAAATGATTATATAATACATGAGCTGAATTATATAATGCTTGAGTATCTAAAAGAAAGGCTAAGAAAATGAAAAATGCAGTAACAGCAAAACAATAATTTATATTGATAATATAAAAGTAATGGCAACATGATCTTATCAAGATTTCTTAAAATGATTTCAGAATCTATCAGCACAAGACCAGCAAAAGTTCAGGAATATGAATACAGATTCTACTATTGCAGGTTATTTACAGCAATATGATAAATCTAATACTGTATATACACCTACAACCACACAGAATACAACAAAGTCTACAAATTATTATTGAGACACATGAGGAGCAAGTTATGCAACACAGTATAAAGGTACATGAGTATCTTCTGCAGGAGATTACACTTATAATCCTAATCTGAAAACAAGTAGTTTAACTAATGGTTCTCTTTCATTTTGAACTAATGCAGAATCAGTTGAAAGTAGATCTCCATGATACCTAGAACAAAGGAATAATGCTATTGCTAATGCACTATATAACGAATGAAAGACTGATGAACAATCAGTAAGAAATTATCTTAATACTTTTGCAGATTATAGAAATTATGATACAGTTTGACAAAATAATACTGTAACTGCTATCATGAAAAGAATGTGAACTATGTGAAATCTTGCTAATCAAGGTAAAGCTACAAGCTGAGCAGACTTAAATTCTATGATTCAAAATGAAATCATGGATTATTATAACAAGTCTAAAGAATGATATAGTAATCTTATGTGAGGTTCAGATAATTATTATACAAATTTTCGAGATGCAGTAAATTGAAAGCTATCTAATGCTTATTGAATATCAGATTTAAATGCTTTTAAAGAAAGGTATCCTGAACAATACGATACTTTAAAACAAGCTCTAGATAATGTTGAATGAGTATGGAATGCAACAGATCCAAACTCAAGACAAATGCTAGACTGAGTATTACAAAGTGTTATTTGAACATGAGTAGGTTATGGTTCTGATATGTCTAAAATAAACAGATTAGAGGAATCAGTATTAAGTAAATTTAAGAATCCTGACAAAATCAAACAAGATGCTCAGAATGTTATTAAACTCCAAACAGAGTGAAAAAACATAAAGACTATTGCTAATGAAATGTGAATACCTGAGGATCAAGTTCAACAGCTTATATTATTAGCAAACTGATTAGATTCTAAAGCCTGAGAATATTATCAATTAACAGATAATGCTTCTAAAGATATTACTGAACCATACGATACTAAGATTGCAAGATTAGAAGAAGAAAAGAAGATAGCACTAGATAGAGCTAATAGGAATGTTGATTGGTTAAAACAAGATTATGATACAAATTATGAAAGACAGCAAGAGCAAAATGATATAAATGCACATAATGCAGATGCTATCGCTTGAAGAACATGATTAGGTTTTTCTAAAAGAGGTATTGAATGAATAAATTATGTAAATCAACAAGCTAAAAATATTCTTGATGATCTAACTAAGAATTATGATAGGAATAATCAAGAAATGGCTGATTGAATCGCTGATATTATAAGGAATTGGCAATGGAATAATGATGACTTAACAAAAGCTTGTGAAGATGCTTTAACAAAAGCTAAGAATAGTTTTACTTCAAATATGCTAGCAATACAACAACAGTATTGAACAGTTGGATTACAAGCACAACAATATTTATCTCAGAATGTTCAATCTTTTATAGAACAAGCAGAGAATATCTATGACAATGCTTTAGTAAGACAGCAAAATAACTTAACAAATCTAATAAATAATGTTGCTAATCTTAATGCTATTGCTAGTAATAATTTATTACTAAGAAAACAGAGAATAGCTCAATTCCAAAGTGAAGCATTGAACTTAAATAGAAGTGAATTACAAAGTCTAGCAAATCAATTATGAATGGATACAGCAAGCTATCAAGACTTAGTAACATATCAAGCTCAAGCAGTTGCAAATGAATTAAATTGATACTTACCATGAGCTTGAATAATGTTCCAAGATGAAATTTCTTCATTATTAGAAAGTGGTGCAAATTGACAAGAAGTATTGCAATGGGTAATGAATCAACCTGAATTCAAACAAGCTCAAGCACAAGCTAATTGATGAAGTCAGAATTGGGCTATGAGTAATGGTATTATGTATAATAAGAGTACTTGAGAATATATGGATTTAAACTGAAATACATGGAATAAATTAAATGATAATACACTATATAATCCTGCTACATGACAAACAATGAGTATTGATGGTTTAAGCTGATTAACATGATGAGTAAATAATATGTGATCTCAACAGGTTATAGAACAATGATTACAAAATTTTGCTAATCAATATCAATTATGAAGTACTTGATGACAATGCTGAGCATTTGCAAATAAATACCTTGAAAGCTTATGATTAAAATGAGTATTTGTAGATCCAATTGAAGATAAGAAAAAAGCTATAAATACAGAAGAATGATATGTACCACAAGTATGAGATATAGCAGTAATGAATTCTCCAAGTCAACCAAAATATTGACACGTAGCAATTATTACATGAATCTCTCAAGATAAGAATTGAAATATGGTATTAACAACACTTGAATCTAATAAGAAGAATAATGACTGAAAAGTATTTACAAGAACATTTACTCCTAATGTAAGTACTGCTACAGAAGTATTCTGATATTATCATCCTGAAGTACAAAGCAATGCAGGAAGTGGTGTAGGTAATAGAAATTATGCAACAGATATAGACCAAATTGATACAGCATACGAAAGATCTATTAAATCTTTAATACCAACAAAGTTACAAGATAATGTAGAAGAAGCAAAAAGAATAAACGCAAAGATATTAAAGATGTGGAATCAATGATTAAGTGCTGAAGATGCCGTATTACAATATTATTGATTTGATGTTAAAGATGATAATGATAGAAATCTAGCATTATCACTAGCTGATACAGTTAGACAGTTACCTGATGATAGCAATGTTTGAACAATATTATCTTATGTATCTCAAAAAATAAATAATAAGCAATATGCACAAGCTATATCAAAAGTAGAAAATGAAGTTAGAACACAAGCTAAGAAGAATGAGCCTGACTGATACTTTGATGAATCAACAGCTATGTGAATAGTAAAGAAAGCAAATGAACTAATACAACTTGCTAATTCAATGCCTAAAGATATTTGAGTATTCCAATGAAGTATGCAAAAATACCTTAAAAAATTAAAGAGTTCAGATGCTTCTAAATTAAATACAGCTATTGCATATCTAACAGATGAACAAAGATTAAAGCAAGTATGAAGTAATGTATCTGAGCATGAACTAGAGATGGTTAAAAACTGGATTCCTCAAATTGATGATAGAACAGATACATTTATGAATAAGATAAATCAAATGAAAGAAAATGCTATTGCTAATTTGAACGCATGGAGAACTACTTACTGATTACCAGCATTAGATGAGAATACTTTATTGAATTCAAGTGATAGGTCATGATTATATAACTGAACATATACACCAGTATGAAGTACAGTATTTACAAGTAGTTGAAATAAAATATCTTGATGAAGAATGTAATAAAAAAGGAGCTTTAAAGCTCCTTTTTCTTATTTATTATAAACTCTAAGTAATCTTGATTATCTACAAGTCAATTTATTAAATCTTTCGTATTGGTTGTATTAAGATCAATTAAATCAACTTTATCATAAATACTAGGTAATAAATCACAATAATTGTCTTTATTGTAGAGGATTATAAATCAAGCAATAATAACAGCTAGTAATATTATAAATTGTCGGTTTTTCATGATGTATAACATATATAATAAAGATAACTAATTATACTTAAAAAAATTAAGCATTTCAAGACTTAAATATTGGCTTATATACTAAGTTTTCAACACTAAAAAATACAACTGTATCTATTAAAAGTATCTCTTATCTTGAATAAAATTTTATATTCAGATAAGATATGGAGGAAGAATTAGAAATATACTGAGAATACTGAAGAAATCCTCTATTATTTATTGAGGCTATGTTTTGACTAACACCTCAACAAGTTTTACCTGAATATAAACTTTTACTTGAAGAATGCAGGAAAACCTGAGATTATTCCAGGATTAAATCTAATATGTTTGAGAAGTTTGTTAAATACGAACAACTTACACGACAACAAGTAGAAATCGTATTGGCTGTTGGTAGAGCTGTTAGATGAGAAGATAAAAGAAAAATAGTAGTAAAATCCTGACATGGTATCTGAAAATCATCTATCATTTCTATCATAATGATCCGATTTCTTTTTTGTTATTATCATGCTGTTATAGGTTGTACTGCACCAACTCAAGTACAGATGCAAGATGTATTATGGAAAGAATTATCTTTATGGAAAGACAGACTCCCTGAATGAATAAAAGATTATTTTGAACATACTAGAGATTATATGAGAGTCTGATTAAATGATACAGATAAAAATGCACGATATGCTAGAGCAAGAACAGCAACAAAAGAACACCCTGAAGCTCTTGCATGATTACACTCAGATAACTTAATGATTATAGCTGATGAAGCCTCTTGAGTACCTGATGAGATATTTGAAACAGCAATGTCAGCTATGACTAATCCAAACTTTATCTTTCTTATGATTTCTAACCCAACAAGGTTAGAATGATATTTTTATAAAGCATTTTCAGAGAATACAGACTGATTTCAGACTTTAAGTTTTAATTCAGAAGAATCTCCAATAGTAGATTGGGCTTTTGTTAATAATATCATAGCAGAATATGGTAAAGATTCAGATCAATATAGAGTAAGAGTATTATGAGAATTCCCTAAGGCTTGATTGATAGATGATAAATGATGGATACCATTATTTGACCCTAATGAAATAACTTTCATAACAGAAGAACAAGCCTGATATGAAATGAATGAATTTGATAAATTATGAATAGATCCTGCATGAAATGGTAAAGACTTTGCATCATTTGTTGCAAGAAATAATTTTTATGCTAGTAGAGTATCAAGAGAGCAGAAATCTGATGATAAATCAATAGCAAATAGAACAATACAAATAAAGACATTACTCCCTAGACTCAAAGATAACAATATTATCTATGATAATTTTTGAGTATGAGCAAATTTAGGAGTAGAACTTGCTAAACAATGAATATATGCAAGAGGAGTAAATGCAGGAGACAAAGCAGAAGATGAAAATACATTCTTAAATAAAAGAGCTGAATGTTATTGGAGACTCAAAAAGGAATGTAAACAATGATTAAAGCTGATTTGAACAGCAAAAGACTGGTCAGATTTATTCATGATTAAATATAGGAGAACTGAAAAATGACTTATAAAGATCATGGATAAAGTAGAAATGAGGAGAGAATACTGAAAGTCTCCTGATGATGCAGATGCTTTAATGATGACATTCCGAGATAATCCACAAATAATAAGAAAACCCAAAGAAGAAAAAGATGAAATAGAACAAATAAACCCATTCACATGAGAATTAAAGAAAATGAGACATTTATCACATAAATTAACACCAGCATGGTAAATACAGAAAAGCTAGAGAATCAAGATTTAAAAGAGAAGATAAACCTTAGAATATCTGATTCTGATGAAGAAGCTCTTAAAAGAGTACAAGACAGAATGGAAGATATGAAACAAGGTAAAGACAGACAAGAGCAAGAGGCTTTATGGGCTTATATTGATAAAACTTTTAAAAATAAACCTAGCTATAAGTGGAATTGACAGGTTGCTCCAACACTTAAGATAGAGGAAGCACTAATTGAAGCTTCAATAGGAATGCAAGATGCACAATTACCTGTTAATGTAGAAGCAGACTGAAAGCCTGATTGAATAATGTTACAGCTAGCAAAATATACACTAGATCACTTTATCTATAAGGAGAAAATAACACAAGAAATCAGACTTCATATGGATTATTCAAGAGCTAGATATTGAACTGCTATATTATATTCATGATTAGAAGTATCTTCTAAATTTATTGCTAAAGAAAGTAATGATTGATATTTTAATCCTAAATGAGAGCTTGAAAGACTAGAAGAACTCCATGTAAAGATTAAAGATGTACCTATTAAACAAGCATATTTTGATGAGACAGCTAAAAGATATGAAGAAGCTGTTGATTGTATCTATGAAGAATACTTACCAATAGATGAATATAAACTCAGATACCTAGATGATAACTGAAAATCTAAGAAAAATTTTACTAATGCTGAATATGTTTGAACTACTGAAATTGATGAAGATAATAATTCAAATTCTGATTCAAATATGGTTAAACTATGGCATTATTACAATAAACTCTATGCTAAATATATAATCGTTGCTAATGAAAAAATAGTAATCTATAACTGAATAGCATCTACAAGACATGGAGAACTCCCTCTTGTACCTGTTCAGTTTTATAATAATCCTTATTCAATTTATGGTATCGGTATTCCTGAAAGATATGCAACTATTAAAGCAATAAATAGTAATTTCTATTCTGCAATGATAGGTTGAGCATGGTTGAATGCTGGTTCAATACTATTTACAGGAGAATGAACAGAAATTGATTGAGAGATTTTTGTTGAACCTTGAGAGATTTCTATCATAGAAATGACTAAAGGATCTAGTAGAGATATAACACCATATAATACTAATGTTAATGTTCAACAATTAGCAGATATAGTAACTCGTATGGACGATGTTTGAGCTTATTTAACAGGTATCAATATTAAAGCACCTTATACATCACCAGCAAAGACAGCTTTTGAGACTTCTGTAATGAAAGAAGAACAGAATAACAGACTTAAAACTATTTATGAGACTAGAGTAATGTGATTAGAACAAGCATTTACTCTTATGTTATCTAATATCTTCACATTTCTCCCATATCAATATGCAGAACAAATGGTTGATGAGAAACAGAAGTTAAAGAATTATAAATGGTATCAGATCCCTGTTAATTGAGTAAAGGTTATCAAAGATGAAGAATGAAATCCATTAAATATAGAAGAAGCTAAAGATTACAAAGACTATTTTGACTTAAAACCTGAGATAATAGAGGGTTGAAGAAATATGAAAGTCAGAATTGTTACACCATCTACAGCTTCAACAATGAAAGCTTTAGAAGTAGAGAATATCGCTAAATATATCCAAGCTAAACAGATGTTAGCACAAATAAAAATGGCTAATTTACAAATGCAACAACCTGTTGAAGCACTTAATAAGATAGATGATAAATTAGATATGCTCTTTAATATAGACAAAGAGAATATTGATATACCATCTAATGAACAAGAAGTCAGAGATGCAACAGCACAAATAACACAATTGATAAATTCTTTTAATTACTGACAACCAGAGAATGAATTGAATCCTCAAACGAATTTACAGCAAGCTCAACAAGGAATGAGTATGGGTTGACAAGCAGACTTACAACAAGCTAGTTGAACAGAGCAACAACCGACAACAGCAGTTTAAGCCTGAATGTAAGCTATTAGATACAGAAGATTTTAAGCATTTAGAAGCTGATAGTATAAAGACACTACTACAAGCACTAAAAAGCACAAAAAACTGACTGCTCTTAGAAGAAAAAAGGTATACGAATCCTGTTGAAATAGCTTATAGAGATTGAGCAATCGTACTTGTTAATATTCTGATTAAAAAGCTATTAACGGTATTAAAAACAAGATATACAGAAGAAGAATAATTTATATCTAAACAATATAACTATGAAAAATCAATACAGCTTTAGACTTACTACAACATTATTACCAACAGATACATCAGCAAAGACTACACAAGTAATAAATAAGACTGATTCTAGTGGTAATAAGTTTTATCCTAATTTTACAGAGGAGACAGTAGTACTTACTAATGATGATAGAACTATTATAGAGACTACTAGAGCAACTTGTAACAACTGAACACTTACATTTGTTAAAAGATGATTAAGTGATGATGACTCAGAAACACAAATTGCTAATAGAAAGCTGACATGGAATCCTTGAACTTTATGTTTTATCACAGCATGAGCTTCTGATTATATAGATCCTGATGATGATAGAACATGGCAATGAGACCAGACTTATTTGTGAAAAGCTACTTATAAATGAAGACTAATCACAGAAAAATGAGTAGAATACCCACATTTTGATAGCTTAGAAGATTTACAAGCTTATTGAACTCCTTTTGGTTGAATGTTTGCTGTTGTTGATGCAGACTGAGAGCTTTATAGATACAATGCAGAAACAGAAACTTGGAGTGTTGTTACAACATCTACTCCAGTACAGCCCACAAAAGCTAGCACTATAGCTATTGGTACTGTTAGATGAGCAACTGATGCAGAATTTCAAGCTTGAACTGCAACAGGTAGTCAATGAGAATTGCTAGTTGCTACACCTGCACAAATTCAGAATGCTACTCCTACAGTATGATTTACTTATACACAGATTAAAGATTGGAGTGATGAAATTGCTACTGCATGACAAAGTGCATCAGTATCATATACTCCAGCTAAATCATGATTATTAGTAATAAGATGGAATGAGACAATATATCAATGAAAATTAGTTGCTGAATTAACAATATCATGATCTGCAGTAAATTCAGCTTATCCTGTTTGAACATCAATAGACGATTTACCATCATCTAGTTATTGAAACATGAATATTGTATTTCCACACCTTGAATATATACCAGTGATATGATGAGAAACAATAACAATAACATTAACAATAAAAAATGACCCTTCTTTTTCATGAGCTACTTCATGAATACAACAATGTTGTATTTGGTGATTCTTTAGTTTTTAATAATTAGATGCAATGATACTACTAGAATGAAGTGATACAAGAGTAAAATTCAAAATCAAAGAGATAGAGAATAATCTAGCTTCAGATTTAGACTTATGATATTTTACTAAATATCTATTAGAGATAATGTTCTCAGATGACACAGTCAAAGAAATAATATGAACTGTAGATACTGATAATAATTTATTGGTTTTTGATATTTTCTGAGAAGATACAAAAGATAAAGAATGAAGCTTTACTGCAGATATACGATGAATTAAAGGAGTTAAAAAAGTAAGATTTAATCCTACTACGATAAAGTGAAAAGTTTTAAATTCTGTTACAGTACCTAATGAGTTGTAAGACTATAGATGTTGAATTAGTATCACAAGAATATTACGAGGTTGAAGAACAGCCTCAAATAACTTATGAATTCCAATATTGTGTATCATATAGAGATCCAGTATTAAACGAATGGATTTTAGCAAGATGATTTTGGAATGATCAATGAGTTTGGACACCTGAGGGAGTATTCTCTTAATTTATATTGACTAATATAAAAGAACATGACAGAACCACAATTACCTATAGAATACTGAGATAGTGGAGAGGTATCAAGAAATAAAATCAATAACTCTTGGACTAAATTACTTGAAGATGTAGAGGCTTTTAGACCTAGTATATGAGAAAACTGAAATTGGTATATTTGAGAAACTGATACAGGTATTCAAGCAGAATGATACGAAACAGAATTCAGAGTTAATGGTTGATATATTCAATATAAGACATCAGCTGATAATGACTGGACTAATCTTATTGCTATTTCAGAATTAAAATGAGATACATGAGCTAGTATTGTCTCTTGAGAATTCTCTTGAGATGATTTAAATTTTACTAAAGATAACTGAGAAACAGTTGTAATAGAATGAGCTAAAACGACTTTAAAATGAGATCCATGAAATGATTGAGAAGACTGACAAGACTGAGCTTCAATAGTATCTTGAGAGTTTAGTTGAAATGATTTAGAGTTTACTAAAGATGATGGTAATGTAGTAGTTATTGAATGAGCTAAGAATATTCTAACTTGACCTCAATGAGCACCTTGAACAGACTGAACCGACTGAACCGACGGAAGATGAATAGAAAGTATAACACATGAAAAATCATGAAAAGATACTACTGTCACTATTGAGTATGATGATTGAAGCGAGGCTGATGAATTTGTTATTTCTGATTGAACAGACGGAACAGACTGAACTGATTGAAGATGAATTGAGAGTATAACAAGTTCTAAAAGCTGAAAAGTAACTACAGTTGCTATTGAATATGATGACTGAACAGAAGCAGATAGTTTTCAAATATCAGACTGAACTGATGGTACAGATTGACAGGACTGAGAAGACTGAAATTGAATAGCTAGTGTAACAAGTTCTAAAAGCTGAAAGATAACTACTGTTACTATGGACTTTACAGATCCTAATATGCAAGATTTTTCTTTTACAGTAAGTGATTGAGAAGACTGAGAATGAGCTTGAGATGTATTATGACCTAATTCTTCTACAGATGGTAATGTTGTATTATTTGACTGAGCAAGTGGTAAATATATTAAAGATAGTTGAAAGGCTTTAACTCCTGCAGGAATATGAGCATTACCTGATTCAACTAAATATTGAGCTACATTTGAATTATCTATCAATAGTTCTACTTATGTAGTAACAGCAACATTAAAAGACCAAGACTGAAATACATTAGGTACTGCACAAACTATAGATTTACCATTAGAAAGTGTAGTAGTTAGTGGTTCTTATGATTCAGCAACAAAGAAAGTAATACTTACATTACAAAGCTGAAGTACAATAGAGTTTAGTGTCGCTGACTTAGTTAGTTGATTACAAACAGAGATTACTTCTAGTAATAAATTAGATGCTGATTTAGTAGATGATAGTACAAGTACAAATAAATTTGTTACTGCATCAGACATAACAAAGCTATGAAATCTAAGTTGAGTAAATACAGGTGATCAATCAGCTAATGATTTTGATATTAAAGATTTAGCAGATAGTACTAATAAAAGATCTACTTGGGATTGAAAGCAAGATGCTTTATCACTACCTAATAGTGTAACAAGTGGTAATGCTGTAACATTCTGAGCAGATAAGAAAACATTACAAGATGCTTGATGAGCACCTGTATTAACAAGTTGAAATCAGACTATTAACTGAACTAAGACTTTCTGAACTTCTCCTGTAGTACCTAGTAAAGATACAGATGCAAGTTCTAGTAATAAAACAGTAATTGCTACTGAAGCACAGGTTGCTAAAAAGCAGAATGCTTTAACAACACAAACAGCATATACAGAAAAAGGAACTGCAACAAAAGTCCCTCAAATAACTACTAATAATCTATGACAGGTAACAGGAATAACAGAAGTAGATATAACACATCCTAGTCAAGTAGATAATACTGCTTATGATAATACATGGGATTGAGTAACAAATAAAGCACCAAGTCAGAATTCAGTATATGATAAGATTAGTTCTATGGATACAACTATTGGTTGAAAAATAACTAATCCTAGTGGTTGAACAGCTTGACAATATCTTAAAAAGACTGCTCAATGAGAAGAATGGGCTAATGTTGAGGCTTTACCTAGTTGATGAACTGTAGGACAAGTCTTAACAAAGACTCAGAGTTGAGCTGATTGGGAAGATCCAACAGGATGAATAGTATGTGACCCTAACTCACCAATAACAATTACAAAGATTCGATGCTGAACAGAGAGTCAGTATTCAAACTTATGAACATACGATTCATCTACAGCATATATGACTATTTAGAAATAAAATAAATCTGAATGGAAACAA